GTCAAGGAAGAAAGGAGATGTAAGTTGTTGTTAGAGTTGGGTTCCCTCCATTTCACGCCGGAATAACAGGTCTTTGGGGTTATTAATATACCCGCAAACTCTGCTACTCTATTAGACGATATAGTTTTACTATCGCTAACAGGCATGCGGAAAAGATCTAAATAACGCCGGTATTCGGTGTGAACATCATCATTTGCAATAACAACGTCATCACCAAGAACACGAAACGTGTTAGATACTCCTATCTTGAGCTCAATGGCTCTTAATAGGCAGCCATGCGTTAAAGCAAAGGCTGGAAAGGATGGGTACAAGCCAAGAGGCTGTCCCTTAGTCCAACGCACGCTAGTGACTTTCGCTGTATGCTGATCTTCGCATACCGGCATTGCCCTACTACACCTTCGGGTGACCGGGTTCGCTCGGGTTTCAACATGGTGCGATGTGTCAGGCGGAAGACAACTTGGTGGTACAAACCAAACTCCTTTCGCGAGGGTTTCAAACAATCGAATATCCTCCGTATTAACATTGTCCAACCAACGCATTACCCTTATCTGTAAATTCAAAGGGAAGTTGTTGGTCGCGTCACTCAGATCCACACTGTACACAGTTTTACCAGCTACAAGCTGGGCTTGGGCCCAAATAGGACCTTCTGCCTGGTTATGTGTGCAATCCCACGGAATTCGTTCCAACAATTTCAATAGTTGCTGGCCCATCGGCCGCAGAGCTAATTGAAATACCCGCCTTGGATTGGCGAGAAACCTGGCCTTAAAACCAGGTTCTTGGACCACGGAGATGCGTCCAACGTATTCTCCAAATTCCTCACTATCATTTACTTTCATGAGCCGGAGGGACAAGTCCCCCATGGCATCAAAAATGATCCCTTCAAAACCAGGATCATCAAGTAAATCCCAAACCAGAGAAGATTTAAAATCTTCAAACAAGCAATCAATGCTTTCTGGAACCGTAGTCATGTCTGACTTCGGTGCGCGCTTTGTATTTGACCAACCATAAGAATGGTAATCTAAGATTTTACGGTCAGGCACGTATGGGTTTAGTGACTCAACTACATGTTTCAAATATGGAATGTGTGGCAGCCGATCTATGGGTTCTGATTCCACAGAACTGAAAAACTTCTCAGCCTGTTTGGTCGTAACACGGGGTGAAGTAAACCCAGTGTAGATCAGAAGGCAGTTGAACACCTTCCTAGATGGAATCATCTTAAATAGAGCCCTAAAAGGACCCCGTGGAATACCATCTCTACTTGCCACCCATGACCCTTGTGGTTCATAAGGCTTCTCGCTAAGCCAATGGATATACCATTGTTTGAGCTCTTTGAGCCGACTTACTGTCCATTCAGGACCATTTGAATTAAGCCAAAGGTTAACATTACCCAGGATTGGTTTTACAATCTCTGGAGGGATTCCCAAGTGCATAATCCGATCTAGTGCATGAGCATAGGACATGATTTTACCTCCTAATTGCCTAAAGAGTAATCGCTCACAACCAGGGCAGATCAATAC